AGTTTCGCATCGGCAAGATGGAATACAAAGTTGTTCGTGGTATCAAACCAAATGTGTTTGAGATCTACTGCAATGGTCAAGTATGGAACCAAGAGAGCACTGTTGTAGAACAACAAAAGAACTTTGAGAACAATGTTCTTAAGATGAACTACAAATCATTTACGCAGATTGTTGTGTTGGGATCATCTACATTCGTCCCATTCATGAAACTTCCTGGTGGTCAACGTCGTGACATTATTGAAGACATCTTGGATATTCAAGTGTTCTCTACGATGAATGTTCTCCTCAAAGATAAGATGAGAGAGAACAATGAAGAACTTCGTGACATTGATTATCAACTTGATCTTCTGAAAGATAAAATTGAAATGCAGAAGTCACATATGATGACACTGCAGCAGAGAACTCAGGAAGAGATTGATCGTAAAGAAGAAAAGGTTAAAGAGTATAAAAAAACTGAACTCCAAGGTGCCGAAGATGTTGCAATTCTAACACAACAAATCGGAATTCTTAATGAAGAAATGCAAGAGTATCAAAAATCTAATGAGAAATTGCAAAAGTTGAACACATACATGATTAAGCTGACACATAAACTGAACACATGTAAGAAAGAACATGAGTTCTTTGAGACCAATCATGTGTGTCCTACGTGTACACAAGATCTGTCAGATGAGTTTCGTGCTGAAAAACTTGAGGCAGGAAAATCTAAAGTCGATGAGATGAACATCGGTTATGAAGATCTGCAGAAAGCAATCACTACAGAGCAGGAACGGTTTGCTAAGTTCACTGAACTGTCTACTGAAGTCAATAACATCAACACCACAATCTCTCAGACTAACTTCCAGTTGATGACTGTTCGTAAACAAGTGGAAGCACTGCAGGATGAGATCAAAGAACTGGAGGGTGACAATGTTGACAAGAAGGCAGAGTATGAGAAATTACAACTTCTTGTAAACTCTAAGAAGGATCTGAGTAAACAACATGCTAGTCTGAAAGAGGACCGCGATGTTCTTACAACCGCTGGTCAACTTCTCAAAGACAATGGTATTAAGACTAGGATCATCAAGACCTATCTACCTACCATGAACAAATTGATTAACGAATTCTTACAAAGGATGGAGTTCTATGTCAATTTTACCCTGGATGAGAACTTTGAGGAGCAAATCAAATCTAGATACCGTGATGTTTTTTCCTATGATAGTTTCAGTGAAGGAGAGAAAGCTCGTATTGATATCGCTCTGCTGCTTACTTGGCGTTCTATCGCTAAACTTAAGAATTCTGTGGATACTAACTTATTGATCTTGGATGAAATCTTTGATGGGTCACTTGACCAGTCAGGTACATCTGATCTAGGATGGATCCTCAGGAACTTTGATGAGACCACTAAGGTGTATGTCATCAGTCACAAGCAGGGTTTAGACGACAAATTTGATAGAACGATCACCGTTGAGAAGGTCAAGAACTACAGCATCATGACCGAGACAGTTAACGAAGTGACACATGGACTGGTCGGATGACCAGTCCTTTTTGCTATGCTAATAACATCAGCAAAAGAGACACATGTCAACCAAAGAAATCAAAGGCAACCTTGCAAGACTGCTTGCTACAGAGAACCTGATTGTAGAGCATCGCAAGACCCCTACAGCAATGTTCGACGTTGATCGTCGCGTGCTGACCCTTCCCATGTGGGACAAGGCATCTGACATTGTGTATGACATGCTCGTCGGTCACGAGGTAGGTCATGCTCTGTTCACTCCTAACGAAGACTGGCGTGGTGTTGCTGACTGCCCCAAAGACTTTGTGAACGTCATTGAGGACGCTCGCATCGAGAAACTGATGAAGCGTAAGTTCCCTGGTCTTCGTAAGTCATTTGCTGGTGGTTACAAAGAACTGAATGACAGAGACTTTTTTGATGTTGCTGAACATGATATTGCAAAGTTCAGTCTGATCGACCGTATCAATCTGCACTTCAAGATCGGTGCTAGTGCAATGATCCCTTTCTCTATTGAGGAGCAGGTATTTGTTGCTCGCACTGACATTGCTGAGACCTTTGAAGATGTTCTGCAGATCGCTGTTGATGTATACAACTTCAGCAATCAGACTGAAGAAGTAGCAGAAATGCCTGCAGGTCAGCAACCTGAAGAGGGTGAAACTGAAAGTAACGATGCCGAAGAAACTGAGCAGCAAAGTGAAGAGAAGCAACCAGAAGCAATGCCTCAAGCAGGCAGCAACACTGCTGGTCCTATCGAGAACGAAGATGATGAAGAAGAAATTGATGAGTGGGATGACGAAGATGATGAAGTAGGTGAAGGTGGTTCTGAGACTTCAGAAACCCAACGTGCATTTGACAATGCATCTGAGAAACTCTCTTCTCGCCATGTCAACAATCCAGTATATGTTGAAATTCCTGATGCAATTGACCTAGATAATATCATTGTTGATTGGACTACCGTTCATGACTGGATTGACAGTCAAGCGAAAGATCCTGAAGTCTATGAGATTGTTGACAATCGTTATTATGCATTCCGCAAGCAATCACAGAAGGAGGTAAACTATCTTGTCAAAGAGTTTGAGTGTCGTAAGTCTGCTGACGCTTACGCTCGTGCTGGTCAATCTAAGACTGGTGTGCTTGATACTTCAAAGTTACACACTTATCGTTATAACGAAGATATCTTCAAGAAAGTAACCGTTCTTCCTGATGGCAAGAACCATGGTTTGTTGTTTGTCCTTGACTGGTCTGGTTCTATGGCGAATGAAATCCTTCCTACAGTCAAGCAAGTCCTGAACCTGACTGCATTCTGTAAGAAAGTTCAGATCCCATTTGAAGTCTATGCATTTACTAACGACTGGGTTGTTGCTAAGCGAGCAATGGCAGGCGAAACAAACTACCTGGACTATGATTATCCTGGTGTTGAGAAGAACACTGTGTATGTCAACAAAGAGTATTTCCACATGGTAAACTTCGTCTCTTCTCGTTCTAACGCTCGTGAGTATGAGCGTCAGTGTAAGAACCTTTATCGTGAAGCATCTTGCTACAAAGAATACACTGGTTACAACTCTACCTTTGGTTTGCAACTCTCTGGCACTCCTTTGAACGAAGCGATTGTTACTCTGAACTACATCATTCCTAAGTTCAAGCAACAGAATGACTTGCAGAAAGTCAATGTCTGTGTTCTGTCTGACGGTGAAAGTTGTGCAGCAGCATACGGTCATGAGATCTATCTTGATCACAAAGATGAGTATTCTGTTCGTCCTCGTCGGATTGACTTCCACCAGACCCTTCGTGATCGCAAGACTGGTATCACTTATGAAGCATTTGACTATGACAATGTTACCAACATCTTTATCAAGCAACTGCGTGATCGTAACCCTGATGTGAATGTGATTGGTTTCCGAATTCTTGCTGGCAACCAACTGCAGGGTTTCGTCAGTCGCTATGCAAACTTTGAGGGTTACTCTCAGATCCAGAAGCAGTGGAAGAAAGAGAAGTCTGCTATCATCAAGAACCCTATCTCGTTCACTGCTCTGTACGCTATCTCTAACAACTCCCTGAATGAGAGCACTGAATTCAATGTTGATGAAGGAGCATCTAAAGGACAGATCACAAAAGCATTCAAGAAAATGCTTGGTAGCAAGTCCACAAACAAGAAACTGCTCAGTTCATTCATTGAGTATGTCAGTTGACAAACTGGTCTAGGGGTGTCCCACAAGACACCCACACCCCTTATACTATATTCATACACAACAAAGACACATGCCTTTCGCTCCCGTTCCCGTTTCTACTGAAGACCTCGTTTCTTACCTTACCGATAACTGCGGTACTGAGGTAAACACGAAGCAATTGTTTGAAGCATCTGAGCACTTCAACTGCTCTCTTGCTACTGTCAAGAAGCGCCTTAAGGATTACAAGCAAGGCATTGGCAAGTGGAACCTGACTGTTCAAGAAAAACTTGAGCAGACTTATCAGGCACCTGCTGCTGCTCCTGCTATTCAAGTGAACCTCGTTCCTAGCAAGGACAACACTTATGTTCCTTTCGGCAACTTCACTGACGTGAAGAAAATTATCAAGTCTGGTATCTTCTACCCTACTTTCATCACTGGTCTGTCAGGAAACGGTAAGACCTTCTCTGTTGAGCAGGCATGTGCCGATCTAAATAGGGAGTTGATCCGTGTAAACATTACCATTGAAACCGACGAGGATGATCTTATTGGTGGGTTTCGTCTTGTTGATGGCAACACTGTTTGGCATAACGGACCCGTGGTGGAAGCTCTTGAGAGGGGAGCTGTGCTGCTTCTAGATGAGGTTGACCTGGCATCTAACAAGATCCTGTGTCTGCAATCTATTCTGGAAGGCAAGGGTATCTTCCTGAAGAAGACTGGTCGCTATGTTCAACCTGCTGCTGGTTTCAACGTCATCGCTACTGCCAACACCAAGGGTAAGGGATCTGATGACGGTCGGTTCATTGGAACCAACGTGCTCAACGAAGCATTCCTTGAGCGTTTCGCTCTCACTTTTGAGCAGGAGTATCCTACCCCTGCTATTGAAACCAAAATCCTTTCTCGTATTGCTGCGTCTGTCGGTAAGAACGATGAGGAGTTCTGCACCAATCTTGCTAACTGGGCAGACATTATTCGTAAAACTTTTAAAGATGGAGGTATTGATGAGGTTATTTCCACCCGTCGTCTTGTTCATATTGTTCGTGCCTATGCTATCTGGGGCGATCGTATGAAGTCGATCAAGGTTTGTGTGAACCGTTTTGATGAAGAGACTAAGCAGTCATTCATCGAACTTTATGATAAAATTGATGCTGATGTAAACACGGAGGAAGAAGATGCCACAACTCAGGACTGATAAGTTCCACGGTTATGTAAACAATCTTGCCGTTCTAGACAGCGGCAAGACTGTTAAGATCCTAGGTGGCGAGGGTCTGAAGTTGTTTGTCAAAGATCTTGACGGCAACCTTGAAGAATGCTACCATGATAATATTCGCCTTATCTGGGACAAGTGAATGGCATTTAAATATGATGAAGATAAACTCTTGAATGAGTTACGTGATTACATCTCTGGAACCTACAATCAACATTATTCCTCTGGCAATGACAGTATTCAAACGTTAGACTTGATTGAAGCATGTGGTGATGCAGAAGCATTTTGCAGAAGCAACATTCTTAAGTATGCATCACGGTATGATAAGAAGGGCACTGCCCGCCGTGATATTATTAAGATCCTCCACTATGGTCTTCTCCTTCTTCACTTCTCTGACAAAACTAACGTTACTGAAACCTACAACCAATGAGCAAAGTTATCCTATCTGAACAAACTCTCGATGTCCTCAAGAACTTTTCCACGATCAACTCGTCCATCGTATTCCGAGAGGGAAGCACAGTACGCACTATCAGCAATGCAGAAAACATTCTCGCAAAGTTTACTGGCGAAGAAGTATTTCCTACTGACTTCGCAATTTATGATCTCAGTCAG